CATTAGGTTAGTGCTCCAGTCGCGTTAGTCCAAGTAAGTGTACCATTTACGCCAGTCCAGATAAGTGAGGCTGGCAATACTGTTTCCCATTGTGTGGTGCTGAGTGAGAAGTCTGTTGCTGAGATGTAAAGGGTGATCTCAGTAAAGCTCGGAGTTGCCCTGAGTGCGACATTCTCCACAAAGCCATCGAAGGCACCATCGAGCAAGTTGCTAGGTAGGTTAGTGATCAGGACAGGCTCGCCAAAGAAGATGCCGATAAGGTCATCACGCATGGCATCTGACATGTCTGGGTTGTCAAGTCTGAAGGTAATTGCACCTAATGACCCGCGTGGGTTTTTACGAAGATTAAGCTCTCTAGAGCCGATGTCGGTGATGTCACCAAGGTTTTTGATGTTAGAGTCGAACGACCGCTCAAAGAGTCCGTATGAGGCTATAGAATCGCTGTCAGAGGTACTGTAGGTGCTGGCGTATCCTGTGCCGTACTTGTAAATAAGGCTGTTACGGATGCGAGCAATCTGAGTTGTTGAGCTGATAGAGGATGGTGTTGCATACGCGCCATCAAGGTTAGTGAAGCCATTTGCTGCGAGATAGTTAGATCTGTTGTCTGCATCGGCATAGGATACAAAGCCTGTGGGAGTCTCAAAGATTTGTCCTAACGCGCTAGAGGCGATCTGATCAACAAGGGTTTGGCTCTTAGCCGTAGCACTAGCTGCAAGGCTTACCATTGTGTAGAAGCCAGAATCGACCTCACCAATGTAAGTCTCTGCATCTGCCCATGTAACTGTTGCTGGGTAGGTTGCCCATGTAACTGTAGGCGTTACCTCTGCCCATGACAGATTAAGAGCTGCACCTAGGATGGCTGCGATCTGTGCGCCATCTAAACCTTCTGCAAGGGCTGTGTTATAAACAGCCTTAGTCAGTTTAGCAAGTGAGCCAATGCCTAAGATTGTGCCTGTGGTGATGTAGCCAGTCTCTTCAGGGCTTCTGACCCCAATGTTAAAGTCTGATACTTCTCCACCAAAGACAGGGATGTAATCACCATCTGAATCTTTAAGCTCTAAAAGGATTGGTTCTGTGACATTGATGGTAAAAGGTGAGTTATCTGTGTTGATGATCTCTACTCGGCAGTAACCCGCTGTGCATTGTCTGTCGATGTCTAAGCGACCAGAGGCATAGGAAACAGAGGTGACTGTTGTATAAACATCATCCCCTACTGTTACTCGCCACTCTGGTAGCCATGTCATGCGATTGTGTAGCCTCTCAAAGTGCCTCGGCTGACTGCTTCTTGTACGACTTGATCGATTGCTTCTGCGATAGCGTTAGGATCTCCGATGCCAGTATTGACAGTCACAGAGAAGTTATACTCTCGACCATTAGGGCTGATGCCTGAGATCATGCCTGTATCAGGTGTGAACTCTTTAAGGTTAGGCAAAATCTGTGTAACCACTCCGCCAAGGGCTGCGACATTGGCATTGGTCTCAGCGATACTCGTACCACCGCTAGGGAAAGGAAAGATTGTGGCTCCGCCTGTTGAGCCTGTTGCCCCTGTTGAAGCAGTTGCCGATGTTGAGCCTGAAGGCTTAGTACCTTGAAGGCGTAGCAATTCCATCATCTTGGCAATAGCGGCATCTAGGTTAGCCAGATTTATCAGGTCTTTAGGCTTGAGGCTATCAAGGATAGATTTAATGTCTGAAAGTTTTACATTCTGTCCAGAGAGTGCGCCAAGGATCTTCAGGTCTGCATTAAGTTTCTCTGTTGCCTTAATGATTGACTGCTCATCCTTAGAAGCAATTGCATCCTCTAACTCAAGGATTGACTTCTTAACATTAAGGCGAGCTGTGTCATTAGCGATCTGCATAACTTGAGCAGAAGATGTTGCCTTGCCTAACTGCTCAGCCTGAGATGTAAGAGCTGCTGCGATCTGGATCTTGTCCATGTCAAAGACTTCTGAACCCTTGTTGAGCGCAAGGTTAGCCTTATCAATTGCTGCTCCAAGTCGCTTATCCTTGAGGATCTTGCTTTGTGCTACCGCTTGCTCTTTTGTCAGTTTAGTGATCTGCGCTTGTTGTTTTATCTGGACTTGACCAGATACAGACATGCCTGTGCTGAAAGGTCTTGGCTGTTGCTTGAACTTCTCAAACTCATTAACTAATGTTTTTAAGCCTAATGGATCGCCAAAGGTTTTGCCAAATAAAGATGTTAGGAATGAACCACCTGGGATCTTCTTTAATTCGTTTACGAAGTAGGCTGCGCCAATTGTGGCGTTTTGTAATTTAGTGCCTAGTTTGTCAATCTCAGAAGTTGTCTTGGCGAGTCCTTGCTCACCATTGAGAACATTTAGGGCTTCTAGTAAGCCAACGCCAATAGATTCCTTAAAGTTTTCAGTTGCTACTGAAAGGCGATCTATAGAGCCTTGATACCCGCTTGCAGCTGTTGTTGCTGAACCAGCGAAAGTTGTAGAAAGTTGGTCTGTGATTTCCTTGAATGATTTAGTTTTAAGATCTGCCTTTGAGATACCAACTTGTAAGCGAGAAAGTGCTGTGTTGTTTCCTAAAAAGGCACGACTCAAGGCTTTAGTAACTGCGCCTAAATCTAAAGAATTGGCGGCACTTACATCTAGAGCAATACCCATTAAGCGTTGAGCCTCAGCGGTATCGCGTGTGGCTATCGCTAGTGTCTGATAACTCGGACGGAGAAGATCATCAACAATTCCGAACTCGCTCTGAAGTCTCTGGATGTAACCTTCAGAAGTGGCTGCATCTCTACCAAGCCCAACATTTTTAAGAGCTAGGGCTAACTGTTGTTGTGCCTTCTGGTCTGCCGCTGCTGCTTTAACAGATGCCTTGCCATAAGCAATGACTTGAGCAGTACCGAACGCCAAACCAAAAGCGCCAGCAAGTTTCTTTACATTCTTGCCTAGTTTGTCGGTTGCTGAGTCTGCTTGCTTAAAGGCTTTCTTGCCTGTGAACTCCGCTGCAATGTCTATAAATACATTAGCCATGGGTTACACCTTTGCTCTCGCGTTAAGTCTATCGGATGCGCCTTTGATGGCTTTGAGGACTGCTTCTCTGGCTTTGCCGTTGTTTTCCTCATAAGCTCTAAAGATAGCGCGACCTTGCTCTTTATCTTTGCCCTTCATCTGTCCACCTGACTTAGCCATCTGATTCTGAACGAATCGACTCTGTGGGGTTTTACGCCCCATAGTTTCATAAATTGCTCCAGCAGCACTCTTATTGAATACGCGAGCAAGAGATCTAAAACCTCTATTGTTTGGCTTTGATGGTGTTGATTTATAACCAATACCAGCCTTAGCAATACGAGCTGTATAACTAGGGAATCTAGCCTGAGAGTTTTCCCTTGCTAACCATCCGCTCAGCACTTGGCTATCGTCTGGCAGATACCCACGAGCCGCCTTTGTAATAGGCTTTAAGGCTGCGCCAATCTCTTTAGGTAATGCCTTGGCTAGATCAGGTGCAAAGGCGCGTAGAGACTTTCTAAGCGCGATGCCCCCCTTTACGCTTGCTGGCATCGCTCACCTCTTTCGCTTCATCCTTGAGCCCTTGCACTAATGCATCGAGCATTGTTTTATCTAAATCCAATAACTGCTGTGGCGAGATCCCTAACCTAATGCTCAAGCGAGCGATTAAGTAGGTGAATGGGAGATCTCGCTTTAGGCTAAAGGGTCTGAATCCAACACTTCTACGCTTTTTAGCGTTTCAATGAAGTCCATCCCGAAAGGTTTAACAGATTCACCTGACCTGCGTGTTACTTCCCATGCTAACCAATAGACATCGCTCTGCTTTTCTTCATCGCGGAACGCCTTGTGGAAGCCCTTTTTAGCGTATTGCTCGAAGGAATACTCCACCGCTGGGGTGATCTCGCCTTCTAATACACTTCCATCTTGTCGAACTATCTTCAGTTTTGCCATGGTTTGCCCCTTTGTTTAGTTTCTTAGAATGTGCCTGTTGTGGCTACTGCAACAGTTGAGTTAGCAGTAAATGTGATTGACATTGTGCCAATGTCACCAACAGCACCATTGATGTCTGTTGTGTTATTGATCAATAATGAGACAGTGTACAGAGGGTTAGTGGCTGAGACTGCTGTTCCCTTTGTCTGTAGGAATACTGCTGTAACAGTTGTTCCCCATGCTGCCTG